CCTCTCCAAAAGAAAGAAGGGGAAGAAGTAACGGGGATAACCAGGAGGATAAATCCTGGAACCCGCTACATGACTCCGACTTAGGAGCTTCATCCCTTCTCACCCACCTACCGCTTTACAACGGTAGGGATCGTCCCCGAACTGGGGTACGACCTACACCGAAGAATCGTATAGATTCCAAGGTGATTCACTTCCTCGACGAATATTGTCAATCATTATCCAATGAGTTGACTCCTCGCGAGGGTCACACGCAAGCCCTGTAAACCAGGGTATGCGCTCCTTTTCCTGAAGCCACCAAATATATGCCCCAAAATCGGGGTAACATAAAGCAATCGTCTGACGACGAATGCGTTTATTTGGCAAATCCCCGGTAACAAGAGAGGTCGTTGATTCGACGTCTTGTCCACCGTGGAGTGCAGTAGGAATAAGCTTCTTCCACTTTTGGTGGAACTCTTTGACTGCGGTAGTTTGCAGCACAAAGTAGTTCGGATTGTAGGGCAGAACGTTTATGTCTGAGAAGACATAGCGATCCCACTTAACAATCTGATTAAGAAGCTTCATTAGGTCCGTCTTGGTCCTAATGGGACCCTTTACATAGAAAGGGGTGACGTCCAAAGACAGGTGATAGTGCTTACCGCACGATTCCCGCAACGGCCCGGTCCAGTAGGATTTCTCTTCATTCACTCGAAAACCGAGGAATGAAAAGGTCCTTTTGACCCGAGCACAAATTACGGAAGGAGCAATAATGTCATCACCGTAAACTGAGATTTTGCCTTTGACTCTGCTAAAGTAGCAGATAGCCCGAACCAAGGATAAGAACACCAAGGATTCGAGCTCAAAGGTGAAACCATTACCCATCGACGAAAACATATGCAGTTCATGTTTGAACAGCTGTTGTTTATCGTCTTTAATGAGCGTAGATTTCACTCTCAGAGTGTCCAAAAGAACGAACCAGTCGTAAGGCAAAAGACGGTATATCAATTGAGTCGATATACTATCCGACGCCGAACTAAGATCAATAGTTCCTAACCCAAGACGCAGAGCGTCCTTGGCCAAGTTCTGATTGATTGTCTGATCGTTCAAGTTGCATCCAGTACGTCGTAGACGCTTACGAATGTAAGCGCCTGCTGCACGCTGAAGCAACATATTGATCTCGGGTTCCTTTGCAGCAACCCTATCAATATCGGACTTCTTTGGGACAGTGAAGAGCACAGAACTCTCGACGAGTTCAACCTCCTGTTCAGATAGCACGGTATTCTGTGCATACATGAGCCAAAGAGGAAGAGCGTCTTGAGTAACTTGTGCTTTTCCGGTGTATTTATGAAAAGCAGCATCAGGCTGTCGTCTGATGCGTGTCGAGGCACCACTAGTATGGTTAGAGTTCCGAAGAACTCGCTCCAAATCTAGTGGACCAAGAACACGTGCGATGTACTCCTTAGTCTTGGAGAACAAAGCATCTGATGTACAGTAACCGAAATCCGCATCATCGATGAGGATTCTGGTGTTAGTACGCAGATTCTGCTTTTCTATGCCGAGCCATTTTTCAATGGCTGCACGTCTACGTTCACGGGGAGTGCACACCGTAGAGTCCATATACTTCGAAAAGATATGTTCTCGTAGGTAGTTCACTTTTGGTCCACTCTCAAGTTGAGAGAAAACCAAATCTCTGAGGTCACTGACCACAGAGTTCCCAATGTGAGCCGGAATATAATTTGAGACACGAGGTGTTCCCGAATTATGTTTGGACATTAGTCTTTCCTTTCAGGTAAAGATAATGAGTACAAGGATTGTTATCGATCTAGAAATGTATCGCAAACGCGACGCACAACCAGGTCTTTAACAGGTTCTTCACATGCTTCGACGATTAAAGAGTCGCGAGACTCTTCATATCCGACGATTGTGAGAAGAGAGACGGTTAAGATCAAGAAAGTCAGTTTAGCATATCCAAGCATGGATATACCGCTGACAGCCTCGGTAATACGGTGGAAAAGACCACCCATCTTACCAAAGGTACTCGAGATCTTCGATGACAGAGACGATCGTACTTTGATCGCTCATCAACGCGTCTTGGAGAATACCAACGGTATTCTTCCGTTCTTGTACCGTGGAGTTCTCAGCGAAAGAGAATTCGAGATTGGCATAAGCCGTCCGAACTACTTTCTCCGAGTCCACGCCATTTACCGTCTCAGTGACAGTCGTAGGCATCGCAAGCACCATTTTGATCTTGTACAGACCAGATGGAGTCTTGCGGCTCGATACCGTAAAGGTGTTGTCCCCTACGGGTGTACCGTTGCTCTCCTTCCACATCGCAACTTCATTTCTGAAGCCAGCGGGAGTGAAAGGGTGTGCAACAGGTGTGCTCTCACGGTCATAGAGCGTGAGTGTTGAAATGGCGGGCATGATGCCTACCTCCTCTAGGTTAACGGATAACATTATCTCCGTTGGGCTAGGAGCGCTAAAAGATTTAGCGCTCGAGTTGGTGAAAGCTTCAGGTTTAAATGTACACCTGGACTCGGTGGCGAAAGAAGAACGATTCGCTCCATTGCGAACGTTTTCCCTCTCCCTTTGGCGTCGTAGCCAAACCGGTAGATGGGTATATCACCAGATCCTTTACAGACCTGTAGATTGTAACCACCTACGTACTCCGTACCTGCGACACCCCGAAGGGCTTGCAGATATGGACTAATTGGAAGAATCCAATCAATCAAGAAGGAGTACCTTAACGCCTGCCACCCCATAAGGAGTGGATTTGTCAAACCATAAGACTGGAGACCATCCGAAACTGAGTTCTCGA